TTGTGTTTGTACGGTATTTCAATGATACAATCTTGCACACAAAAACTTGTACCACAATCTTCAGGTGCAGTATTACCGTGATAGGCTTGTAATGCTACTGCAATTATAGGATTATCAGTGTGCATATGCATTCTATAGCCTTCGATATCTTGCCAAACATTTAATCCAATAAAAACTTTCTCTTTGGTTTGGGTAAAAAGTTGATTGATAATTGGAGTTACTGCTTCGTAACTAAGGTGCAGTTCTTCTATTATGCTATCACTTTGCCAATTTATTTTTTTTCTCAGATTTACGTTTTTATCTTTTTTAGTGGTTGTTTCAGGAATCCATTGGTCTTCTGGCACAGTTGCAAGATAATGATCTAATTTTTCTGCTGCAAGACTGCAATTTATATTGTAAAGTTCTATAAATCCTTTGTCATGTTCGAAGCCATTAGTCAATGATTGAATAATACTGTTAGTATTTTCGTTGATTAAATTTTGATCTATCACAGCGATCTATTATCCTTCTAACTGCAAATATTTATAGTAGCATATTTCTTGGAGTAAATATATCTATTAAGGCAAATGATAGAGTAGTAGTTGCTACTCGTAGGCACATAGAAAAACAGGCAAATAAATGAAAACAGAACTAGAGCAAATAGAATTATTATTAGAACAATTTAGAAGACCTACTCCTGTAGGCAACGAATATCAAGATAGACTAGCAGAAGAATTTGAAATTATACTTCAGCAGCGTTTTACAGATTACTTTCTCAAAATAAGACTTATACTTGATCTCAACAGTGACATACCACACATGACACGCGGCAGTGCTGGTAGCAGTTTGGTTTGCTACCTCATGGGCATAACTGATGTTGATCCGATTGAGTGGAACATACCACTGGCACGTTTCTTAAACCCACACAGAGACGACTTGCCTGATGTGGATATTGATATACCGCATCACAAACAAGAACTTGCAATGCAACGTGTATTTGATAAATGGCCAACACAGAGTGCCAGGATATCAAACTATGTGCTTTACAGAGAAAAGAGTGCAAAACGCGAAGCAGCAAAACGTCTAGGTGCAAAAGGCAGATTGCCAAAAGACATAGATTATGCAAAACTGGGTGTCGACGAAAAAGAAGCAAAACGCATTGAACGCAAATTAATGGGCAAGAAACGTTGCATAAGCAAGCACTGTGGGGGTGTGCTTGTGTTTGACAGAGCATTACCCAAAAGTCTATTCCGTGACGACAATCTCATACTGTTAGACAAAAACGAAGTTGAAGACCTGGAACACTTGAAAGTAGATATACTGGCCAACAGAGGATTATCACAGCTATTAGAAATAGATCCTCACACAAGACTAGACTCATATCCAAAACAAGATGAAGCAGTCAGTGACTTGTTGTGCAGAGGTGATGTACTAGGCATAACACAAGGTGAATCGCCGACCATGAAAAGACTGTTCCGAGCGTTGCAGCCAACAGGAGTCGAAGACTGTGTGTTTGCTAGTGCTTTGGTACGTCCTGTTGCTATGGAAGGTAGACGCAAAGCCAGTTGGTTCCGTGACTGGAGTGAAAAAGGCATACAAAAGAATGCCATAGTATATGAAGACGATGCCATACACAAAATAATGAAACTGATTGGCATCAATCCCTATGAAGCGGACATGTACAGACGAGCATTTGCCAAAAAGAACGAAGAAAAGATGATGCAGTTTATGGCAAAACTAGGTGATCATCCAGACAAGCATGACATCTACGAACAAATGCAAAGCCTAAGTGGATTTGGCTTGTGCCGAGCACACGCAGTTAACTTGGGTAGACTTATATGGGCGTTGGCATATCATAAAGTACACAATCCAAAAGAATTTTGGCGTGCTTGCTTGAAGCACTGTCAAGGATCATATGCACGTTGGGTATATCGCAACGAAGCAAAACGTGCTGGCTGGGATCTACGTGACTTAGGCTTTGACAACTGGATCACAGAAGATCCTGTTGAGAGTTTCAAAGAGCACGGTGCATGGAACAGCCCTGGCTTTTTGCCAAACATGGGATTGCAAAACTTGTTTTTAGACAAGTTTCAGTTTGCCGGAATAGTAGCAAACAGTAGAGTGTTTAAAAGCGATAGTAAAAATTACATACATTTTATAACACTGGGTGTTGGCGAAGGGCGTTATGTTGATCTTGTGGTCGACCGTCCTGTGAAGTATGCTCGTAACAGTGTTATAGTTGGCGAAGGACAAATGTGGACCAAAGACAACAGCAACTTTTTAAAAGTAAAACGCAAGAACGTAAAAGCAATGCCTATTGATCAGTATGCTTAACCTTTTTGCTTAATGCCAGCTAACATCTGTTTAAGTTTTGTGCTTTGTACGTCAGCAACAATCTTGCCAGGCTCATCCGCCACAGTTGCTTCTGTTTCGCTGTCTGTTACAAGCGACTTTGCTTTTATTTGATCATAAATTGAACTTGATTGTTTCTTAAACTGTTGATACTCTTCATCATCTCCTAAGTCACGTATACGCAAACTTTCAGCATCAAACTCCAAATCAACTTTCATTCCAACACCGCTTGAACTTCTGGTCTTCATTAGCTGTAGTTGATAACGTCCTCTTTCACGCATTGCTCTGCTTGTAAAGATACCAAACACATTGTCAGCAGTATTGATCTTACTAATACCACCTGATATATGACTGTGATCAAACTCTACTTCTTCTACAGCACCTCTGTTCAGCTGCGATGCTGTAACAAACAGTATGTTAAGTTCTCTTGCCAAGTTACGCAGTTCTTCTGATACATATTTGTCTTTCACAAACAGATCATTTGGCGATACCTTAGCACTTACTGGCATAAGCAAATCCAAGTAGTCAATGCACATAAAGTCTATGCTTTTGCCTTGTTTGATGCTTAGTTCTTTTACAAATGCTCTTATGTCATTGACGTTGCTTTGTGCAGGCATGTACTTTATTTGCAGACCTCCTGCTTTCTTGCCCATCATCTTTACTTTCATTTCAACAGTATCTAGATCTTTAAATAGCTGTTTACTTGGCGTATTTGTCAACATACTATCAATACGCATAGCAGTCAAACCTTCACTTAATTCAAGTGTAATGTAAACTCCGCTTAGTCCAGCTTCCATCCAGTTCACTGCTAGGTTTTGCATAAACAAACTTTTACCCGATCCAGAGCCGCCAGCAAATATCTGTAGTTCGCCTCTGTTAAATCCGCCATACAACAACTTGTCTAAGTTGTTCCAGCCAGTACTGTTCTGTCCGTTATTGTCTTTGAGTGCTGCAAGTCTTGCTCTCGGATCTTCAAAATAATCTGTGCCCAAGTCTTTTGTTAAACTTATTTGCACTGCGTCCTTGATTAGCTTTTCAACTGGGTCATACTCGCCTTTTTCTAGCAAGTCTGCACTTTTTAAGATAGCTCGTTCTAGTTCACTGCGCCTAGTAAATGCTTCAAACTCTCCCAAAAACCAATCAGTGTGGCCCTCATTGAGATCTGGAATCTCCAGCAAGTCAGTACCTGTTACTGCTTTTAGCTGCGAGCGTTCTGGAAGTGTTTTGTGTTGGTCAGCGTGGTTGTAAATAAGCTCGGCTGCATCGCGTAAGTCTCTGTCAAAGTTTTCCACATTGAAAATATTTTGCACACGCAGATAGCTTTCTGCATCTTGCATTATCATCTCTAGGAATAATTTTTGTACGTCATATGTGTAATCAGTCATGCTATTAATTTATTCCTCTGTAAGCGTTTCTTGTACATTTCAATTTTGATCTTGCTTGTTTCAGCGTTTTTGTGTATTTGCAACAGTGTGCTTGCAACACCATATTTAACCACAGCGTCATTTACGTCTTTGACATCGTCAGGCCATTCGGGTATGCTTACTGCAAAACGATGTTCAATTGCTGCGTCTATTATACTTAATCCGGCCTTGTCCTGATCCGGCACAACAATAATCTTTCTCTTCAGTTGCTTTAGCAATTGTGCTTGCTGTGGACTAATAGTGTCATGCATAACAGCCAGTCCTGCAATACTAAGTGCATCAAATATGCCTTCAGTGACAACAGCACTGGTCCAGTGCGGCTTTTGTAAGTCATAACCAAACACATAACCTGGCTGCTGACTGTTAATAAACTTGGGCATGCGATTGTCCAAGTATCTCGATGTGTGTCCTACAATTCTGTTCTTGTATGTAAACGGAACAACAATCCTGTCACGCGGTCCACGTTTCTTGTCAACAAGCAGTGGATAAGGCAACTGTATTTTTCTACTTGCCAGGTATTCAACATATCGCTGATGCTGTGGATCACTGTGATGTATTAGTTCAATACCTTCGGGCAGTTCAGTGTCCTTAAAATCAGCATCTACGTGACGTATTTGATTGCGTTCAGTGGTTAAGTCTAGTAGGCTCCTGCGTTTGAGACTTTCCAAGTTAAGACGCTCAATGTCTACACCGTCAACGCCTAACCATTCCAGCAAGCGTCTTGCTTTGTAGCTTACTGGACGCCCAGGTATAAAGCTGGCAGTAAAGCCGCAGTTGAAGCAGTGATAACTCCATTCGTCATCCTGTTGGCGTATGCCGCCGCGTTTGCGTTTATCTTGACTTTCGCCATTGTGAACACAGCAAGGACCGTTAAAACTGATCCAACCAGATACTGTAGCTTTACGCTCATTTGGCAAGTAACTTAGAACATCAATCATTATGCTATTAGTTTAGCATGCTTTATGTGTTCAATCAAGTGTTTTGATATAATTTCGTGGCCTTTTTCGTTCGGATGACCTTTTTTGGCAAAAGGCTCAACACCTTCGGATTTCTTTTTGTCTTTAAGAATATCACGCCAGTTCATGCCACCATATAACAGTGTTGGCACCCGCACTGGCCAATTATTTTCTAACACACTAAACTGTAGTACAGTTGCTCCAGTTGTACTTGCAGCATGATCAAACAGATTAATTGTTTGTTGAAAGTTGAATTCACTCCACTCTCTGTGATAGCTCATGCTCAACCATAACTTTTGCAATTTAAACCAGTTATCATCAATGTCAGGATTGGGCTGTAACAACCAAGTGCCATGCATATGTCTGTTCCAGGGTGGATCTTTTTCAGAAATTTCGTGCAATGGATTAAACCAACTGTGTCGACTGCTATCAGTTAACCCAACCAACCACAATGTGTCTTGTAAATCCTGACCATTTTTTATTAGCCATTGCAATGTCCAACGCATGCTTTCAAGACTGCTACCCGGAAAAGCCATGTTGTCTAATTCAACACCATAGTGATTGGCAACAAGCCCGGCGTAACAGTGACTTAAACGATATTGTTTGTTTTCATCGTAGTGATCGAGCATACCGCCATCGGGCCAACCATCAAATTGAGGATCCATAAGCTCATCGCCATATGTCCAACTATCGCCAAATGCTATAACACGTTTGATTGACACTCGTCCTCCTATCTATAGAGAATCTGTGTAATTTCTCCATTATCCACTTTAACTGTGGGTACTTCTATATAGCCCTGTCCGCTGGCTGTCAGTGTTAAAGTTGATACTGCATTGCCTGTCACTGTAGCTGTTGCAGCGGCGCCAGTGCCTAATCCTTCAAACGTGACTCGCGGATTGCCTGTGCCATAAAACTCAACTCCGCCGCCATTCAGTGTTACTGAGCTTACAGCACCACCAGAAACTTTAGCAACAGCCGCTACACTGTAGCCGTATTGATTGTATTCAAGACGCATCCAGTTGTGTCTGCCGTCGACGTTGATAAATGCACGAGTGTCTTGATTTGTGTATACTGTTTGTGATCCAATATCGTACCATGGGCCAAGTTGTGTGTCGCTGCCTTGTGCTTTGACATTACCAGTGAAGTTATCAAAATCAAGTTGGAAGGTGGTTAACGTATTCTGGGCAGTGTACGCTATGCTGGTGACATTTCTATCGGCGCTTTCTGCTGGAGTATTGCCGTATGTGTTTGGCTCTGGTAGTTCTAGTATTGTGCTTTCCACATAGTCTGGATACACACTGTCAACGATATCAACCTGTCCTCTGCCAGCACTGTATGCATCTGTGAACACTGCTTCATGCAAATCTCCACTGGCACGTTCCAAACTCCAGGTTGCAGTTTGCTCTTCAATTATGTCAAGCTCTGCAACTGTAAGAGTCACTTTGGCTCTGCCGTATGCTGCGCTT